GGCTGCTGGCACCGGGTACCTCCTGGGGCCCTGCACGGCCGCTGCAGGCGCGCCACGGCCGAGGGTCAAGACCGCGTGCCGGCCAGCCACCAAGACGGCGCACCGTGCTGCCCTGGGTGGTGTCGGATCTGCGGCATCTGCTGGGATCAAGGACACCGCACCTGCAACCAGTGCGGCCGGTGCGTCAAGGAGTGCCCAGGCCCATGCCCCGAGTGCGGGGAGTGCAAAGACATGTGCAAGGGACACAAAGGAGACGGAGAAGACTAGATGCTAAACCCGGTACGCCGAATCGAAGCGAAGAAACTTCTTACTTATCTCGTTGAAAACGAGTTTTTCAACGCCGATCGTTTCGTTGATTTGCTGGCCGAGGTGATGGCTGGCACGCCAGAAGTGGTTAAGGTAGCTGCCGCACGACTCCAAAGCTGGAATGACGGAGATGGCTCAGATAGACCACGATTCGCGCGGCAAGGCACCGAGTACGCAGAGATTGCTGAAGTGGTGCTTGACGCGGCTACTGTCTACCGTGGCGAAACATCGGAAGAGCCCTACAAACAACGTCTAGCTACTACAGCAGACCTTGGTGTGTGGCGTGGAATTTTGACGACACTACGAAGCAATCGTGATTGTTTTCATCGGGCAGCAAGCGGCTCAATAAGCAAGGGCGTGGCGGAAGCTCAGGCAGCTGCTTGTAGTCGAGCTATCCGGGGGTTGGAAGAGATTATGCGTAACGCTGGGGAGCCTGTAGACGATACGAGAGTATGACGAACTTATCCAACATCAACGCAGATGACCAGTACTTGGACATACTTGCCGGCGACACTTCAATCGAAGATCTCCCAGAAGTTTGGCAAACCGAGCTGAGCCGGGTTTTACTTGGCTGGATTAAGGAGGTGAGAGGAGCACCATGGCAACCGACGTTATCGAAGCTGCCGGGCTTCTAGGATTTGGTCTGCTGGTTGCGCACACCGTTGCTGACCACTGGGTGCAGACAGACGCTCAGGCACGCAACAAGGGCCTACCGGGCTGGCCAGGCCGGCGAGCATGTGCGGCTCACGTAGCGAGCTACACAGCTACGTTGCTTGTATTTGTTCTCGCTTTGATGTTCATCTTCCGGCTACCGCTCAACCCTGAGGGTATCGCCCTCGGCCTGCTGGTATCCGCCGCTAGTCATTACTGGGCTGACAGACGTTTCACATTGGCGAGATTTTGTGAGCGCCTAGGTAAAGACAAGTTCTACCACCTCGGTCAACCTCGCCTTAACAAAGACGATAACTCTACCCTTGGCACGGGCGCCTACGCGCTCGATCAATCGTGGCACTGGTTTTGGATTTTCGTAACTACTATCGTGATGGTGGTGCTATGACAAGCAACGAAGATTTTTACCGAGAAGAAGCCGAGTACTGGGCTAAAGAGGCCCAGCGGCTGAAAAACCTTCTTTTAGAAATTGCCAATAAAGCTTGGCATCGTGATTACACTACTCTTCCGCCTGAGCCGCCAATCGGCACTAAGTACTTCCACGGCGCTTCTGCAACTTGGGAACGCACTGCGGACGGCTGGGTATGCAGCAACCCCGCCTGCAGGCACTGCCCTGATGACTGGTCGGATGCGTGGGAGTATGGTATTGATCGCACTGATACCCGAGTGCTGCCCTAGCTACTCTTCTAGTTTCGTGTTGATCTCACTAAGGCGCTGCCTGCCTTGGGCTAAGAGGCCGAGGGCATCAAGCTCGGCCTCTACATTCGGGTGCATGCCCAGTGGTTTGCCTCCAGCGTCAAGCCAGCAGTCGAGGCACTGCGGATCGAGCGTGCCGGCATCCACCAGGGCCGTGCAGCTGCCTACAGCGGTCAAGACCTGCGCCCCGCAGTTCTCGCACTCACGTACGTTGCTGAGGCCTGTGGTGGGCATGCCGAGGGAGGGGCAGACCAGCCACCCTCGGCGCCGGTAGGTACGGTGCTTCATCGGCCAGAGAGTATCCCAGACGCACGAAAAGCCGGCCCAACACCCGAAGGTGCTGAGCCGGCTTAGCTGGCCGAGAGAGGAACTGTGCTGCGTAGCCGCGCAGCACTTCTTCATGTTACCGCAGCGGAGACGCCCGGCACGCGGAGCATGGTCGCCCTGGCGGGGCCGCCATGCTCGCCGCTTCCACGGTGGCTCCGCAGAGGGTGACGTAGTGGCCGGTGTGCCGGCCGAGCTGCATCGTTTCGTCAGTCACTACATGCTCCCAGCCCTGCGTGTCGGTGAGCTGCAGCACGAGTGCCATCATCCGATCTCAACGCCCATATGCACGTGCATCATGGATTTAGTGTGCCACGGGTTTTTAGAGCTGTCATCCATAAGGGAAGATCTACTCACCCGTTGTCACAGAGCTAGTTACACTGAGTGCTCAGTATTTCACGTTGAGGCGTTTGCCTAACTCGATCCAGTTAGCGGCTATGCCCTGCTGAGCCTGGGGGAGGGTGAGCCGGCCTGTGCAGATGGCCGCGTGCGCGGCGCTCTCCACCTTGTCTTTCTCATTCAGAGATGCGTGCGGTTCTGGCCATAGATTCAAAACTGAAGTCGGGGAGCCGCCCAATTCTAGCGAAATGAGATGGTCTTCTTCAGTGCCAACTGCGGTCATGGGGTGTGTTCCCGTGCTGTCCACGTAGTCATACTTGGTAGCCAGCTGGGCGGCTTTGAGCTTGCTTGTGTAGCGGGCCGGCGGTCGCCACTGCTTCGTGTGCGCCACAGGGCACAGCTGGCCGAGGGTGACGGCCGGATTGGTGGCCCCCGGTGTGCACGAGGCATCAGGCAGCCAGGCTTGCGGATCGGCTTCGTTGACATGCCGGGCGTGACATGGTTTATCAGAAACCGATGTCGAGGCCAGGGGCAAAGTTATCGGGGAGTGGGGATGGGCTGAGCCGCACGCAGTGAGCGTGACAACGAGAGCAAACCCCAGAGCTTTACCGAGCTGCACGGGAATCCCAACGATGCACGTAGTTGGTTAACTCGGTACGCCCTTCTGGGGTGAGTTTCCAGTATCGGCGCAGCGGTCCCTGGGCCTTGCGTTGGCGCGCGTCGGCCTGGGATTCCTGCCGGTTGGTCAGCCAACCGCGCGAACCCCACTCGTCAAGCATGGGGTACACCGTGCCGGGGGCGATGCCAGAGCAGTGGCAAATCTCCACGCCATAGTATTCTTTATCAGGTGCTTGGATAAACACCCGCGCCACCTCGGCGCTCGTGTGCGTAAGTAAGGGTTTCGTCATGCTCGGATTCTAGCATGTGGCGCTTACCGGCCACCAGGCAGCAAAGACGTGGTGCCTGACTCGCCGAGCGGCGCCGAAGCAGCCGAAAAGAGGAGGGAAAGCAGCGTAGCCCCTGCCGCCGAGCCCAGGGCAGCCTGCCAGTCGATGTTGAGGGCCGTTGTACCCCCTCCGAGCAGGACTATCAGCGTGGCGGCAAAGCTCTTCAACGCGCGGTCAGCGGTGCCGATGGCCCAAGCCTTGGTGTATGGGTTACCTCCAGCTGCCGGCGACCCAGAAACCTCTACCTTCTCATGCTGGCCATGATCGGTCACCGAGGTCTCCTTGACGTGTGTAACGTTTGGATGCTAGGATCCGATATACCGGGTACGAGAGCAGCACAGACCATCAGAATCTAGGAGAGCGTTATGGCCAGGTACTACGTGCAGTCACGTAACCCGAATGTATGTACGCCCTGGGAGCGACGCATTCGAGGTACTGTTAATCGAGATAGCGCGTTTGAGGCTGTCCGAGAGCTAGCTAACGCACAGCCTTGGCTCGACTGGCGAGTTATCTCAGGTAGCGAGATTGATGCACGCGACCCGCTAGTAATTCACGGCACCCGTGGAGCAGTAACAGATTCTGGGAACTAGGTAAGAAAGCCCGGGGGCTGGGCCAACGCGAAAGCCCAGCCCCCGGATTTTGCCTACGGCCCTGCCGGAGCTGGCGGTGCTGGTGCGGACACGACTGCTTCTAGCTTCTCGTGCTGGCCGTGCTCAGACATCTAGGCCTCCTGCTTGTCAGGTGTAACACTAGGATGCTAGGATCCGATATACCAGTTACAGAGGCCCCGCCGGGGCTTCCCCAGACCGGGAGGTCACCATGTCTGCCAAGACTCGCAACGCCATCAAGTGGAACAAGAGCGTTGGCGGTAGTTCACGGTTCGCCTTCATCCGTAGCTGCAAACTCGTTGAGGTTTGGGGTTTGTACGTGGTCGAGCGGGTCACTGACGGCATGCCCACTGGGGCTGTGCCCGGATCACCGTTCTCCACTCTGGAAAGTGCGCTAGAGGCTATCAACGCTGAGCCGGAGGCAACTTGTTTCCGCTGCGGCCGTTCGGTAGTGCCCGGCAATCAGGTGCCCGACCCTGATTTGCCTTGCCCCAAATAAGTCGTCTGGGGAGGCACTCAACCTCCCCAACCTATTCTTTGAAAGAAGCCATCATGGGTCAGCAAATGTACTGCGAGCGGCCACACCCAGGCGGAGATGTAGAAGCTGAGGACTGGTGTATTAGATACCACAGCCCCCGGCTACCAAAAATCGAGGAGGCTCCGATGTCAGACGTGGTGCGCTTCAACCGACGCAGTGAGACGCAGTTCCGAACTAGCGTGCCCGCGCTGATCAATAACTTTCAGGTGCTTGAAGTCATCAGCTTTAGGCCGGGCGGCTCAGGTGTATACGCATGCGCGTTCGCTATCACACAGCACAGCGCAGACATGAACACCGACAGGTTTTCCACACATTGCGTAATCTGTTGCGACGATTCACCGATTGGCGTACTTAACTGGGATTTAATGAGTGGGCACTATGAGTTTAGCTCACGAGAATCTGCGTTCGCCGACTTGGTCGAACGCGCCACAGGTACCCACCTTCCAGTCGGTACGTACAGCGATAATTAGGAGCTTTCAATGCCTGTCATCTTCACTCTACTGGCCGCAATCGTTGCGGTCACAGTAGGAGGTGTGATTACTACAGGTGCCGTGACCGCGTTCATCACGCTAGGAGCTGCTATCGTTATCACCCTCGGCTTGACCATTGTGGTTAACATCATGCAGGGAGGCTAAGTGCCAGAAACCAAGAAGATCAGAGTCACCGCTACGTGGATCTCGTATCACGATTTTGAGGTGCCTGTAGACGCAGACACTCGCGATGTGGCTGAGCTAGCCAAGCTCATGGAACTCATCGCGCAAGACCCGGATGGAGGAGGTGATATCTCGCCGGAAGGGGCAGAACTATCCGACTGGCAAGTTCACTGCTGAGAGTAGGGCCGTTAGCTCAATTGGTAGAGCATCCGCCTTTTCTGGGTTCGAGTCCCAGGCGGCCTACGTTTTATTCGACAACTAGGAGGTTGTATGGCGTGCTTTGGGCTGCTTCCCGACAAGAAAGATGACAACGGAGAGGACGACGCACCACACGGCCGATCAGCGTTCGATGGCCGACCTTTGCGATCACATAGCCTGAAAGGCCATGGTAGGCAGATCACAGTGCTGTCATCGTGGCAGGAAGGAGACCCTGAGCGGTAAGGAGTCCGGGGGCTGGGCTTTCGCGTTGGCTCAGCCCCCGGATTTTGCCTACGGCCCTGCCGGAGCTGGCGGCGCGGGGACAGCGCCCGGATCATCCTTGACTACGGCTGCGTGCACGCGGTTGATCTCGCCCCGGATACCATCAATCGCGGCCTGAACGTCAGCATCCGAGACGGAGCCGGTCTGCGATGCCTTGGTGGCCAAGTCATCCAGAGCCGTCACGATCACGCCATCCTCGGCCTTGAGGTCGTCAAGGGCCGCACGCTGGTCATCAGCAAGAGCCATTTGTATCTCCTGATTTCGTAGGATTTTTCTGACATCTCGGAGTACTTCCGAGACATTTGCGGGAACGTTTGCCAAGTCACTGAGCAGTGATCCGAGGGAAATCGCCCTGGGCTCGGTCATCACAGCCCCCAGGCGCCAAGCCACCGAGCCAGCTCATCAGCCATCTGCCCGGCGAGGCCGCTGTGTGCGTACCGGATGAAGGCATGTGCCATGGTGGCGAGCTGCTGGTTGGCTGCTAGCTCAGCCGAGGTGACCACGGCGGCAGCAGGCGCCGGGCCAGGAGTAGGCAGAGGGATCGGGCTCACGGGCAGCTCTCGGCCGGTGAGGTCTTTGTAGTCGGCGGCCAGGAAAGTCTGGTCAACTCCGGTGAGGAAAGACTTATTTGCCAGATGCTCTGGCCAGATCACTACCCAAGCTTCCTGAGCCTGCTGTGCCCAGAATTTGTCAGTGATGCCGATGGGGAATCCCCACGTCAAACCTCCGACGTCCGGGCGGCCAGCCGTCGTGTCGCCCGTGTAGAAGCCCGAGAGGAAGGCATGGCCGCCCCAATCAGGGGAGCTGCCGTCATAGTCCCAGGGGCCGCCGGCCGTGGTCTGAGCCTGCTGAGCCTGGGAGAGGTCGC